ATAAATCCTTTTTAAGTTCAATGATATATAGATCTTTTTTGGAGTCTATATAATTTATAATCAAGGATTTCTTATTCTTATCAAAACTGCCAAGATATTCCCCTGTGAGATTATTTCTAATAGAGTCATTAGACATTTTTCCTATAAAACCTAGCCTTATGGCCTTATCTTCTTTTTTATTTGCCATTAGCACGATAAGATCTTCCAATATTAACGCTCCTGCAAGACCGTCGTATTGAACTTCATGATTATTGTTTACCACTGAGATAATACCGTATTCTCCTTCTGTAGGGGAATTAGTATCTATTGGATTTAAAGGATCGTCCTTCGAACAAGAGCATACCATTAAAGCTATACAAATTATAGCAAACAATATTTTCTTCATGACTTGATTTAGTTTAATTAATGATGGGACAAAGATAGATAATAGTGTTAACAAAAGCAAATAGTATAGGAGAAAATTACATGTTCGATAACATATTTCTTAATTTAAGTAGTACTTACCTTGCCAACGCAGTATATCTCCTATGCGACTTGAAGCATATATTAGATGACAAAGTAAGTATATGTTCTATTCCAAATCACAACATTACAGCAACTTGCTTTTCCACGGCTTTTTTTATGAAAGCGTTAATAGAAACGCCTGCTTGCTTTGCCAGAACAGCCACTCTACTATGAAGTTCCGGTGATAAACGAACGTTCAATGAACCTGAATAGCTCTTATGCGGTTCAATCCCCTCTTCCTCGCAATACGCCAGATAATCATCTACAGCCTCGTGGAAAGCCGTTGTAAGTTCCTGCACGCTTTCCCCCTCAAAATTAACAAGACCATCAATGCCCTCTATCTTCCCGAAAAAGACATTGTCCCTTTCGCTGAAAGATACAGACCCGATATAACCTTTATAAGTCAATGTATTCATAATAACCTCCTTTACTTTATATATCCTGCTTCTGTTAAATCATCCAATACTTGCTTCATGGCATACCCTTTTATTATGTTTCCGGGATGGGGTTTGTGCAACATGATAGGACGTTTGTCGCCATTGCGATAAATCACTCTTGACCCAGACGTTTTACCCTTGTTAGATTTCTCGTACCCGAAAACAGCCAAGAGGCGTTCCATCTCGTCAAAAGTGAAATCGCTTGGCTGCTTTTTAAAGCGTTCTATGAGCTTTTCTTTTGTTCCCATAATTAAATCTTTGCGCAAAAGTAACTATTTTATAGTTGCAATACAATTTTTTAGAGCATAAAAAGCCCTATCAATCATTTTCTTTTGGTTTGGTTAGTTCTATATTTACTTCTTTGCCACAATGAGGACAAATTACATTTAAAGAGTTGCTTGCTGGTGTACTTTTGTAATCGTCAAATAGAGAAGCTAAAGGTACATTCAATTCTTTAGCGATATTAGAAAGTACACTGATAGATGCACTGCCTTTTTCTCTTATAATACCACTTATATACTGAGGTGTTACGCCCATTCTTTCAGCTAAGTTTTTTGCTGAAATACCTTTTTCGTCTAAGATTTCTTTTATTCTGTACATATCTATAATAGTTTATACCACAAAAGTAATATGCTTTATTGTAATTAAATCAATACGCTTTACTAAATAAAGTTAAATACTTTATTGTTTAAATCATATAGCTTGTCTAGTAAAGTTATATGCTTTATATTTGCATCATCAAAATAAAACAACAGTACAATGGCAACACAGAAATACAACAAGAGTGAGATCATGAAAGACGCATGGAGATTATTCAGACGTTACCGCAAATTCTCTTGGTCTTTTGGCAAGTGCCTTTCTATAGCATGGGATAACGCCAAGATAGAGATAAAGAATAAGGAGGCCAAGGCCAAGAGATTAGCAGAGGAAGAAGCTAGACGCATCGAGTATCGCAAGCGTGTTGTCTTATCTCATGTCGGTATGGCTAGCCTTTATGCTAACAGGGTTTATTCGGGTGATTGATATACATTAATAATATAAGGAATATGGAAACGATAGAAGTATTGAAGAACGTGCAAAGGATTGCGTTGGAGTGTATGATCGGAAAGAAACCGGTACATATAAACGTAGGCGTTATGCCGGAGACGGGTGGTTTATGCGTAACCGTACAAGACAGGTCTCACGATGTGGTCTACATGGAGATATTCAATGACTGGATGCCGGATCACAAGGAATGGAATAAAAAGACCTACGATAGATTCATGAGCGTGATAAGCGACATGACTTGCGTAAGGCTTGCGGGATAACTCGAACGACGGGGAGAGGATCGGAAGTAGATGCCCCTCCGGTAATACGGCCGGAGGGTTTGGTGGAGTTATTTCAATGATAATTAAATGATTGCATGGAATAATAAGAAATAGGATGATTTTAGTATCTGATGGTATTATTGTTTATCTATCTGAAATACATTGATATAGAGTGTTAATAAAATATATTATTTAGAATGGTTCTAAATTAATGCGATTTTAGGTACCGTTATCTGTCCTTATCTATCGTTATCTATCCGTTTTGTTTTGTGCTTAAAATAAGGATGTTGTTTGATTATTTTTTAATTATAAACTTTGCGTATGAGAACACCAGAATTAAGCGGGAATAAGTTCTCCGCTATAGAGCAAAAGGAAGTCTTGGTCAAGTTGATGGACTTTGACGGGGACAAGGAATTATGGATTCACTCGGAACTTGGTGGCAACACCATGACATTCGGGATGAAGGAAGCAAGGCGGTTAAGGGATTTCTTCAACAGTCTCGATCTAAGGGACTAGAAGGATGGCCTTGTCGGGGTTCGATTCCCCGACCGTTACAATCAGTCAAAGTAAATCCCCGAAAGCGGAAGTGACTGAGCCGCTAACGGGGATATATACAAATATGAACGCATTCAAAGTTACGGAAATTTTGAATACTAAATAAATTAATAATAAAAATATGATTTCGAATTTGCATATGTTGGAAATAGTTCGCACCTTTGTAGTGCTACAATTCTTTATTATTTATTATGCCTATGGGATTTTTTATACCCATAAGGGAACTTATGTAAAAATATATAGGCAAGTTGTACCCATACTTTATTTAGCCCATGGCATAATAAAGAACTGTAGCAAGTGGGGTACTTCTTGCCTTTCTTTGTTTAATGTTTAATTTTCATTGTTTATGCTACAGTTGAATGAAAATTACTCAAACGGCAATAATATTGCTGTATTAGGTACGGCTAACCCCTCCGAAATGGGGAAAATCTTTTCTTATAATGGTAATAATGTTACCATGCGTGTACGGAAAGGCGTTGTTTATGTAAACCTTACAGAGGTTGCAAAAGCTTTTCCAGACAAAAATCTTACTCATATTATTAACTCGCAGGAAATCAGTGATTATTGCGAAAAGTTTTCCAAACTACAAAATTGTAGTTTGGCTGATTTACTGATAATTACAAGAGGAGGGAATAATCCCGGAACTTGGGCACATCAACGTGTTGCCCTCCGAGTAGCCCAGAAGCTATCAACGGAATTTTCGATATGGGTAGATGAGAGAATAGAGGAGCTTCTCACTACAGGTCATAGTTCGCTCCAACAACAATACCCGGTGCCTCAATCTTACGGGGAGGCCCTAATGCTAGCCGCACAGCAACAGATGCGAATAGAGGAGCAGCAGAAGAGGCTAGAGCAAAAGGATGAGGAGATAACGGAATTGAGAGCGGAGAACGTGGAACTACAGCATCAAAGCGAGTATGCCCGTTTTATCCTCCAGAGCAAGAAGACCGTTCTTGTCACCCAGATAGCGCAGGATTATGGAATGACAGCCATAAGATTCAACGCCTTGTTGCGTGATCTCCGCATACAACGAAAGGTCAACGGGCAATGGATATTGTACGGGGAGTATCTAGGTAAGGGCTATGTCCATAGTGCCACTCACAACTACACCCATTCCAACGGCAGCCCGGACGTGAGCCTTAATACCGAATGGACTCAGAAAGGACGCTTGTTCTTATATGAGGAGCTAAAAAGAAACGGTATTCTTCCATTGATCGAGAGATCAGACAGAAACTAATTGATATACATATATTATTGAGGTACGATATAAAGGCGTACAGCCAAGACTTTAACCTATTGTGACTTGAAAATAATTGTGAAATATTAAAAGATTGATTGAATATGAAAGAGAATGAGATTAAAAGCATCGTCGTGAAAGCCGACGGTAACGAGATCAAGGTTGATCATGCGCATGAGTTGGTAATAGGGAACTTGACCATAACCCCGGAAATGATGAGAGAGATAAAGAGTATGTCCACTTGCCTGTTCTCTAAGGATATGGACGATATGATAGATACGCTTATCAATTTGAGTTGCGAGGGTAATTACGAGGACGGGTATATCATGGACAAGATGAGGGCCGTGTCATGCGTAAGGGATTTCTTGCGGGTGATCGAGAAAGATAAGACGATTGATTAGTTGATATTATCTTAATAGTCATTATCTTTGTGACAGAGCCAAAGAGCCGTACCGGAGACGTATTTGTCCCCGGACGGCTCTTGTTATTTATACGCTTATGATAAAGATTTCTTTGATAATAGACAGTAAGGAGACGGATATAACCAACGATCTAATGAATTGGGATGATATCGAGTTATCTTTTACTCGAAAGGATTTTGGTGGAATATATCGTAAGTTCGCCAAGAAGTTCGAGTTCGTAAAAGGAGCTTACGATCTTTTGACGGATTTATACCTATCCAAGTATATTGAATCTTCCGCAAAGATAGTGATATATCGGCAAATTAACGATCTTACGTACAAAGAGGCGTATCGTTGTTCTTTGGACTTTATGAGCTATAGTGACGATGGGCATACGCTTACCTTGAGCGCAATCGATGATGATACCTATTCCATTATCAACTCCCAGAAATCGCAGACTTTTGATATCCCTGTGAGTGATATAAATAAAATAAGCTTGATTTATAAAAGAATATATCTTAATAATAGGGTATCTTGGGTTATAAATCCAAATGACCCAGATAATGAACAGACAGACCCGGATGTTTATCCTATAAGGTTCGCTCTTGCCACGGAGTTCCCTATGGTATACGGTGACGCTAATTTTCCTATCAAAGGGATGATTGAGCAGTTTGATATAGGTTCCCATGTTGGAGAATTATCTTATTATAGCATGACATCGTTCGTGAAAGCCTTAGCTCCGGTTAGTATAAGATTGATATTAAAGTTTGATATGAGGCTTGATTCTTATGACATGGATTTCATGCCTTCTTTGTGTTTAGGTAAAAGGAAAAAAGAGGAGATAGAGTTTCCCAAAGAAGATATAGCCTACTTTTCAGGTATTGGACAAATCGTAAATGTTAATATCGATCGAGGCATAGACCTAGAGGAAGGTGATGAATTAATGCTATTCTTTGTTTATCCCAATAGCATAATTACATATGCGAAAGCCACGTTATTAAACGTGAAAGATATAAGCGTAACGTATATCGCAAAAGGAGATCCGGTAACCATAGATGCCATTAGAGCTTCTGATTTGCTGACATCCTTGCTTAAAAAGATAGGGCTTAAGGATTATACCGGGGAAATAAAGACCGGGAATATTCCGATCCCCTATATCATGGCGGCTGAGAGCATACGTGGGATCAAGGACGCAAAGATACATACGTCATTCTCTAAGTTCACGGAGTTCGCCAAGGCCGTGTTAGGCTATGACTGGGAGATAGATGATGTCAACAGAAAGGTTATATTTAAGCCTCTGGGCGATTTTTATGATTCCGTGACCGATCCGTTGCCATTGACGGAGATAAACTCCATGACTCATACGATAGATAGTTCGGTAGTCTATAGCGGCGTGGAAGTGGGTTACGACAAACAGGAATACGACGAGATAAACGGGCGTGACGAGTTTCATTTCACGAACTCATTCAGCACGGGGATAAAGGCCACGGACAATGTCTTGAAGTTGATAAGCCCTTATCGTGCCGATCCTTATGGCATAGAGTTCCTCGTGACTGAGAGGAATGAGGAGACGAAGGACACTGATTCGGACAATGACGTGTTTATTGTGGATGCCGTCTTTGGAAGTAGAGGATTAACCCCTCGTACAATGATCGTTGAGCCATCATATCCCATAACCGGCGTTCTATTCCCCGATACCATGTTCAACGCCGCCTATTCCCCAAGGAATATGCTGATGGCCAACAAGGGATACGTCGGTATGTCCGCTAGCGGTTTGATGTTCACGTCCTCGGAGGGCAATGCCGATGTATCCATAAAAGGCATATCGGAACGTGGAGGGATTTCCATAGAAGATAGTGATAGGTTGTTGAGATCCGATAAGATAAAGGTGTCTACAATTGGGTTATCCCCGTTCCCGGGTAACTATAAGGGACGGGTATCATGCTCCTTTTCCGGCAAGACGTACGTGGGATACGTGTCCGATATAACCGAGCGTATCGGGAAAGGTCAGACGGTAGATTATGAGTTGCTCCTTAAAAACATAACATAACCGTTTGATTATAAAAAAATAATACTTACTTTTGTCTCAGAGCCTAAGAGCCGTTCCCGGAGGAGTCGTATCCTTTGGGTGCGGCTCTTTTTATTTATATGCGTATATGAGGTTGAAAGATTGCATTAGCGAGGTTTGCCCTCTCCTTTTTGACGTGAGTTCCCCGTCCGTGGAGAGATCGGTGGAGTATATCCAGAGGATTGGGTGGGATAACGATCCTATCATCGTGCAATGCCTGATGGGTAACGTGAGCTGCTATATGCGAATATACGATCTCTCCACGGGGCAATATATACGGGTGAATCCCTCCAAGATCAAGATAAACAATACTTCCTATTTATATGAGTTCATGATAACGATGGATCTTGACAACGGTATTTACAAGGCCGTGATAATGACGGGGTACCAATCCTTGGAGAGTGTCGTGTTCCGTAAATGTGACATTGACGAGTTTGCCGACTGCTCCTTGATAAGATATACCCATCCTGATAATATCGTTCCGTTCAAGGCCATATTCGATGCGGGGGATAATCGCAAGAGGGTATTTACCTTAGCCGTAGAGGGAGGTTTCAAGACGGATGGTAGGTCATTGCATGTGAGTAACGAGTTCTTTCGTACTCAAAACCAGAAACTCATAGAGCTATATAGCGTCCCGTACGATGACATGACTTTTACCCTTGGGGATAATAGGGGAGTCCCGTTCGAGATGGGGAGATTGCTGAACAATATCCTATGCCTAGGCCATGTGGAGATAAACGGGGAGAGATACGTGAGGAGCGAGTCCAGCGTTCCAGAGCAACAAGTAGTATTGGAGGGCTCACCACAATATATCTATACGGTCAAGCTGGAGAGATCCCCATACGAAGAAGAAGACTATGCGGATTCTCCCAATCTATGGTTCCTGCGTGACGATTTCGTGGACGCTAACGGATATGTGCTTACTAACGAAGATTTATCATGGGAGGATTGATTTATGGGAAATAACGCTTCTACGAGAAGAGGGATAAGACCTAGGATACCGGACGTGCTTACGGTTAGCGTTACGGATGACAAGATGGGATCGGACTATACTGTATACTCATCCGCCTCTACGGATAAGTATTTTTTTAGGAAAGGGAACGTGATGTCCAATAAGGACAGGTATTATATAGATGAGGAACATGTGTTCAGCTCTTACCTAGCCGATTACCTGTTCATGTACAAGAGGGATGTCGTAAAGGGAGGTGAGACCTATGAGCCTAGCGATACGAAGGTCTTCTCTGTCAGTAAGTCCATAGAGCTTTTCGTCACGAAGACCCAGTTAAGCGATTCTATAAACGATGTCAAGTCGGAAATTCCGGATGTCAGCGGTTTTCTAACATCTTCAGATCTTAGCGGATACGCTACTAAATCTGATTTGGATAGCTTAAGGGATGAGATAATAGGAATGTTGCCTGAGAGCGGAGCAAAATAATAAAAAACGATAAAAAAATAGATGTATGGCTATAACGATACAACCCATCAAGGATAATAGGAATGGTCAGACTCCGGATAACGGGGCGCAGATGGTCGATAAGATCAACAGCAATTTTAAAAATGTATCAGAGGGAATAGGAGAAGTGGATGGTGACGCTGTCCATTTGGGAGATCAGTCATCCCAAGTAAATTATGAGACTCCTAAGACCTCAGCTGACATGGCGATACAAGCGGTGAAGGATGACAAGGGAAACGTGATAAAGGATACTTATTCTACAAACATGGCTACCGGTATAGACGAGTTCCCAGAATTCTCCGATAAAGGAGTGTACAATGCGGGAGATATCGTGAGAAAGGATGGGCGTATATACGAGTTTACGCAAGCCCATTCCTCGAAACCGTGGATTGGCACGGACGCAAGGGAGATTAATTTAAGGAAAGGAATCATAAAAGAAGTATCTAATGAAACATTTTTGAATCGTGTGAACTTAAAAAGCTCAAATGATTTAGACTTGTGTACTCAAATTGGAATTTATACATGGGTGAATGATGAGGTTCCTCTAAATTCCCCGGTACAAGGCTTAGGTTTAATGAACGTATTTCCCTATTTCCTAGATAAATATGTCTTAAAACAACGAATTGTCCAGCAAGTCTTCGATTACTATGGGAGAATGTATGTCAGATATAAAAGTAGTGGAGAATGGGGCGATTGGAACAGGCCTGCGGAAAAATCCATATTGGATAACACCGTAGACAATACTTTCACTTACAGAAGAATTTTAAATTCGGATAACAATTTAGATGATATCTCTCATATCGGGATATACTCGTGGATATCGAGCTCGGTTCCTCAAAACGCACCAGCTAGTTACGGAGGCCTACTTCTATTATTCCCTTATTTCCGGACGGAGTATACCGAGTTAAGCCGTACCGTGCAAATAGTCATAGCCTCAAGCGGGAAGATGTTCTCCCGATATCGTACCACATCGGGTTGGGGTTCTTGGGTCTCTGGAGGATCGGGAGGATCTGGAGAGACTTATGAGGATCGATTGATGAGGGCGTTTTTAGATAAAACTTTCACGACGTGGCAACCCGAAGGTAATATACCTCGTAATTCACAAGAATTGTCATATTACAGTGGGGCTATAAGTGGCCTTCCTTATAGCTCCGTGTTTAATTTTGGTAACGACATTTACTATAACCGTGGTCTCTCATCCTTTTTTTCGGCGGTAAAGAATAAGGGAAGTGTTTTATATAGTAAAGGTTACGGACAGGACACTAGAAGAGGCTCTTATTATGGTACCGTTTGCTCTACTTTTGGATCTTATATATCTGGTCAAAAGATATATTATACCACGACGGAGATTCCGGAGGTTGCCGAGGAGATCACCTATGTTGATATCGAGCAAATAAACATAGGTGATATTTTGTGGACTTCCGGGCATTGTAAGGTTGTTTCCTCTGTCAATGTGGATGAGGATGGCATCTATAATATCGTCGTTACGGAGCAAGGAGGATATAATATGATGGAAACGGTTTACGATAAAGATGGGTTTGAGAAAATCCTTAAAGGGATAGATCCTCATGATAAGAGGGTCTTTAAATTATACCGTTTCCAAAATCAAAGGATACCGGTTTTGCCTAAAATAGAATATAGCGAGAATGTCATTTCTGAATATGGGGATAGGACCTATTTTGAGCAAGGGCAAGATGTCTTTATAGCGGTCAAAGACGGGGATCATATTAATATTTCTGATGGAAGCAATACGAATAGATACCTTTTATCGGGAATGTCCTCTAAAATCGTGAACGGGATCGAGCTATATAACGTGCGACCATATCTATCAGGGACGGCAGAGTATGATTTGTATACCGATAATGATGATCTTCACGCTAAACTATCTGTGATAGACATGGGTGATGTTATCTTGGATGATATTACAGTGAGGTTGACAGGATACAGCGACAATGTAAAACCTAGCTGGTATAACGTAATATACCTAATAGAAGCGGAGGAAGGAGAGTATCCGTATTTTCCGGCCCCAGAAGGATACATGGGGCATAATGCCGTGATGTGCAAGGATTTCATAAAAGACAATACTTTTAACGTAATCATGAGGGATGTGAAGGATTATGCCTCTGGATATTACGTCAGATGTTATTATGACACGAAATTCGGATTGGCTTATAAGGACAGTAATATCATTATGATAAAATAATTTAAGGAATATGGACAGAGTATTACAAAGAAGAGATACGGCATCGAACTGGGCTAAGTTTAACCCTGTTCTTTCGGAAGGGGAGATAGGAATCGTCATCGACGGAGGTAAAGGTTATAAGATAGGTGATGGTGTCACACATTGGAATGATCTGGAATACCCCTCTAATCCAACCAGTGTTGTTGGCACGATCGGAGATAGCGAGGTTGCCGTGATTAACCAGAAAGGCGTATCCTCTTTGGTCGGCCTAGACACGTACCCAGT